TGACAAGTCCCATAGCAATATCGATATACATTTCCATGTGCCGTCCTCTCAGTGCCAAGGTACCACAGGTAAATGAATTAGTTCAATAGAACTTTATTCCAGTTTTGAATCGGATTTAAATCATTATCTTAATCCGTTCCTATATCGGTAGACGTTACGGTAGTCGATATATCTATATCGGTAGTCTACCGATATGTATTATTATATATATATTATATATACGCGCGCGCGTAAGACTGATATTATCGGCATGGGATAGAGACTCTCCCTGATCTATCTCAGGCAGGCAGGCATTCCCCACCAAACTTGTCTGTCTGCCGCTACTAGAGGAGAAAGCATGCAGAAACTTGCTGCTATGAAGGATAAGATATCCCAGCTCCCTGTGGATCAACAGGCAGAGCTGTTAGACCTATTGTCTGAGCTTGAAGATGCTGAGAACAAGAAGAACGCCAAGGATGACTTCCTAAGCTTTACCAGACTCATGTGGCCTAGTTTTATTTCTGGCAGGCACCACAAAGACATGGCGAATGCTTTCGAACGTGTGGCACGAGGAGAGTTGAAGCGGTTAATCATCAACATGCCACCCCGACACACCAAGTCTGAGTTTGCATCGTTTATGCTGCCTGCATGGTTCTTGGGAAAGTATCCTGAAAAGAAAGTTATTCAGACGGCACACACTGCAGAACTAGCAGTGGGCTTTGGTCGTAAGGTAAGAAACCTGATCCAATCTGAAGACTTTGCCAAAGTTTTTCCTGGCATTACCCTGTCTTCTGATTCGAAAGCTGCTGGTCGCTGGAACACCAATAGACGAGGTGATTACTTTGCGATTGGTGTTGGTGGTGCTGTAACTGGTAAGGGTGCTGATCTTCTGATTATTGATGACCCACACTCAGAACAGGACGCACAGCAAGGTCAGTTTAATCCAGAAGTCTATGACAGGGTGTATGAATGGTATACATCTGGCCCTCGTCAGCGTTTGCAGCCTGGTGGTGCTATTATTGTTGTAATGACCAGGTGGTCTAAGCGTGACCTAACTGGGCAGATTGTAAGCTCTATGACTGGCAGAGAAGGAGTTGATGACTGGGAAGTGATTGAGTTCCCTGCGATCCTGCCGTCTGGGAATCCATTGTGGCCTGAGTTTTGGTCTCAGAAAGAACTAGAAGCCCTGAAGGCTGAACTGCCAGTATCCAAGTGGTCAGCTCAGTACCAGCAAAACCCTACATCCGAAGAGGGTGCGTTGATAAAACGTGAGTGGTGGCAGGAGTGGCCTAAAGACAAACCTCCTGAGTGCGAAGCAATCATCCAATCTTGGGATACGGCATTCCTAAAAACACAGAGGTCTGACTACAGTGCCTGTACTACATGGGGTGTATTCTATCACGAAGGACAGCCAAACATCATCATGCTTGATGCCTACAAAGAAAAATTAGAGTTTCCTGAATTGAAACGTGCGGCATACGATAAGTACATGGAGTTTGAGCCAGACCAGATGATCGTAGAGAAAAAAGCTTCTGGTGCGCCCCTGATCTTTGAACTTCGGTCTATGGGGATTCCAGTAACAGAGTTTACTCCATCGCGTGGTCAGGATAAGATTGCAAGGGTAAACGCAGTAACAGACCTGTTCGCCAGCGGCTCAATATGGTATCCTCCAACAAGATGGGCCGAAGAAGTGATTGAGGAGTGTGCATCATTTCCTTCTGGCGATCATGACGATTTAGTGGACTCGACCACACAAGCTCTGCTAAGGTTTAGGCAAGGCGGCTGGGTGAGAGCCGAAATGGATGACTGGGATGATGAGCCAAAATATCGAAGACCAGTTGAATATTACTAGAAGCAGCAACGCTGCGTATGTGAAACGGAGATAGGTATGGCTATCGAAAAGCAGATGGAACCTTCTGATCTTGAGATCGAAGAAACGGACGCTAGTGAAATTGAAGTTGAGATTGTAAATCCAGATGCGGTTTCCATTGAGACTGATGATGGTGGTGTACTCATAGATTTCGAAGGAAGTTTTACTGAAGAGATAACTGGGCCAGACCATGATGCTAACCTTGCTGACTTCATTGATGAAAACATTTTGCAGTCTATGGCATCAGAACTCGTTGAAGATTTTGATTCTGATCGTGAGTCTCGTCGTGATTGGGCTAGAGCGTATGTTAAGGGGCTTGATCTACTAGGGATGAAGATCGAAGACCGCAGTCAACCTTGGCAGGGTGCGTCTGGTGTATTCCATCCAGTGCTAACGGAAGCCGTTGTTCGATTTCAAGCGCAGGCAATGGGGGAGCTATTCCCTGCATCTGGCCCTGTACGCACCAAGATTATGGGCAAACTAACTCCTGAGAAGACAGATCAGGCAGATAGAATCCAGACAGAGATGAACTATCTTCTGACTGAAGAAATGACAGAATACCGTGATGAGACAGAGCAGATGTTGTTCAAGCTGCCTCTCGCAGGTTCAGCCTTTAAGAAGGTTTACTATGATCCACTAGAGGATCGTCCTGTGGCTATGTTTGTCCCAGCAGAAGACTTCGTTGCGTCTTACGGCGCGTCAGACCTCGCGTCCTGTCCACGGTACACGCACGTAATGAAGAAGACCTCTAACGAGATACTGGAGCTACAGGTTGCTGGTTTCTACCGTGATATAGACTTGCCAGACCCAGAGCCAGACTTCTCAGATATTCAAGAAAAATACGACGAGCTTGATGGTGAGAGTGCTGTCATCGAAGATGATGATCGGCACACAATTCTTGAGATGCATGTCACTATGAACATGCCAGAAGAGTTTGACGATCCAGATGGGATAGCTCGTCCATATGTTATAACAATTGATAAAACATCTCGTGAGATTTTATCAATCAGACGCAACTGGTATGAAGATGACAGAAAGAAAAAGAAAAGACTCCACTTCGTTCATTACAAATATCTCCCAGGACTTGGCTTCTATGGAACGGGACTTATCCACCTTATTGGCGGGCTTGCGAAGTCGGCTACCTCGATTCTCCGTCAGCTCATTGACGCTGGTACGCTATCGAATTTACCTGCTGGTCTTAAAGCTCGCGGCCTCCGCATTAAAGGGGATGACAGTCCGCTTATGCCTGGTGAGTTCAGGGACGTGGATGTTCCAGGTGGCGCAATACGGGATTCGATTACATTCATCCCTTACAAAGAGCCTTCGTCGGTACTCTACTCTTTGCTTGGAAATATCGTCGAAGAAGGCAGACGCATTGGATCAGTAGCCGATATTCAAGTAGGTGATATGAACTCACAGGCACCCGTGGGTACAACGCTTGCTTTGATGGAGCGATCTATGAAGGTGATGAGTGGTGTGCAGGCACGTATGCATGCATCCATGAAAAACGAACTTCGCCTTCTTGCACGTATCATTCGTGATTACATGCCAGCAGAATACGCATACGAGATGGATGGTGACTTTGATCGTCAGCGTGACTTTGATGCTCGTGTGGATGTAATTCCTGTTTCTGATCCTAATGCTGCAACCATGTCCCAGCGCATCATGCAGTATCAGGCGGCGTTGCAGCTTTCTCAGCAAGCTCCTCAACTCTATGACATGGGGAAGTTGCATCGCCAAATGTTAGAGGTTCTTGGTATCCAAGACGCAGACGATATCATCAAACTACCAGATGATATTAAACCTGCTGATCCTGTAACTGAGAACATGATGATCTTGAAGCAGGAGCCAGTAAAAGCGTTTAAGTATCAAGATCACGATGCACACATCGCAGTTCATATGGCTGCAATGCAAGACCCCAAGATGCAGCAGATGATTGGTCAATCTCCGTTTGCGCAGGCTATCAGTCAGTCAATGTCAGCGCACATCACAGAACACGTTGCGTTCCAATATCGTCGTGAGATTGAGAAGATGCTTGGTGTGGAAATGCCAAACGAGGATGAACCACTACCAGAAGATATCGAAATAGAAATCTCTCGCTTGGCAAAAGATGCGGCAGAGAAGTTACTTCAGAAAGACCAGATGGAAGCGCAACAGCAGCAAATACAACAACAGCAGCAAGACCCTGTTGTTCAAATGCAGCAGCAAGAGTTGCAACTCAAAGCAAAAGAGCTTGAGCATAAAATCCAGATGGATACGCAGAAGCTTCAGATTGATGCAATGGCAAAAAGTTCAAATGCACAAATTCAAGCAGAGCGCATATCCGCAGAGAACCAGCGCGAAGGGGCGCGTCTTGGTGTTAAACTCGCAACTGATCTAGATAAAAACCAAAGAGCTGATCAGAAGGAAGGCGCAAAATTAGGTTTAGAAATAGCAAAGGAGCTAACAAAGGGAGATGGATGATATATTCAAACTCCTCTCTAAGAGGATTGATGAATACGAGGAAGACATAAAGGTTTACCTCGCATCAGGTCAGGCCGAAGACATGGCAATGTACAATCGTTTGGTGGGAAGAAACGAAGGATTACAGTTCATTCGGCAGGATTTAGCAGAAATCGAAAAGAGATATATTGAAACGTAGAACTTTTTTCGTTATCTTAGATTTGGGAGTACTTCGTGGATAGTCCACGCAAGGTATCTGTGAGCCTTTAATCACTGCAAGGACAGAAATGTATACAGGTAATACAACAACAGAGGAAAAGGTAGCCTCTAAACTACCAAGACCGCAAGGATATAAAATCCTTATTGGTGTACCCGAAGTCAGCGATAAAACCGAAGGTGGGGTTTTTATGCCAGACGGACTCAAGTCCGCAGAAGAAACGGCATCAATCATTGGTTTTGTTATGAAGCTAGGCCCAGATGCTTACGCAGATAAAGACAAATTTCCAAATGGATCGTTCTGTGAAGAAGGGGATTTTGTAATCTTCCGTTCTTATTCAGGTACTCGATTCAAGATTCATGGAAAAGAGTTCAGACTTATTAACGACGACACTGTGGAAGCAGTGGTCGATGATCCAAGGGGGTACACACGGGCATGAATAACTTAGCTGAAGAACAAGACTTTGAAGATGAAACAGTCGCAGAAGCTATTGAAAAGGCTACAGGAAGTCCGATAGCCACTGAAGATGGCGATGATGGCTTTGAGATTGAGATCGTAGACGATCTACCGCCAGAGCATCAAAACAGACCTCGTCAGGCAAAAGATGCCAAAGTAGACGATTCTCTTTCTGAAGATGACGATGAGATAAAATCTTATAGTGAAAGCGTTCAGAAGCGAATCAAGAAGATGACTTGGGAGCGCGAAGAGAAAGAA